AACCTACAATTTTAAAAATGGGAGTGTTTTTGAATTTTTTAGTGCGGATGATAGCTCTAAGTTACGTGGTGCTCGCCGTGACATTCTTTATATTAACGAATGCAATAATGTTACCTTTGAGTCTTATAATGAACTTTCTATACGGACTAAAAAAGAGATATTTTTAGACTTCAATCCAGCTAACGAATTTTGGGTGCATACCGAACTAAAAGACGAACCCGACGCAGACTTTATAATACTTACCTACAAGGATAATGAAGCTCTTGACAAGTCAATTATTGACCAAATAGAAAAGAACCGCGAGAAAGCCTCTACAAGCACGTATTGGAGTAATTGGTGGCGTGTGTATGGATTGGGTGAGATAGGAATGCTTGAGGGCGTTATATTCTCTAACTGGAAACAGATTGATAGTATTCCAAGTGACGCAAGATTGATAGGAATCGGATTAGACTTTGGATACACGAATGACCCCACCGCAGCCGTTGAAGTTTATACATGGAACGGTCAAAGAATACTTAATGAACTTGTGTATCGTACAGGAATGATAAACAGCGACATAGCTAAAATACTACCTGATAACGTACCGATATACGCCGATAGTTCAGAACCTAAGTCAATCGAAGAGATTAGACGGTACGGAAAGACGATTAAAGGCGTTACAAAAGGCAAAGACTCAATAAACTTCGGAATTCAGATAATGCAAAGCCAAGAGTATTTAGTAACGTCAAACAGCACTAATCTAATTAAAGAACTACGTGGCTACATTTGGGACACTGATAAAACAGGTGCAAGATTAAACAAGCCTATTGACTTCAACAACCACAGCATTGACGCAGCACGTTACCACGAAATGGAAGTGTTGGGAGTTAACCCTCATTATGGTCAGTATTTTATTCATTAATTTACATAAATGACAGATGACCTACCGTTAATGGTGCGCACAGTTGAGAAATTCATCCATGAAAAGAAAGGTATTAGGGTTAAAATAGTGTTTGATGACCCTATGAAAATACGAATCCACACAAAAATGTTAGGGCAAGCGTTTGATATTGCCTTAGCTTACTACAATTATCAAATATAAAGTTATATAAATATGAAAACGGAAATAGTAATTCCAACAACGCTTAGTGAGATACCATTAATGAATTACCAAAAGTTCATGAAATTGGTTGAGGGTTCAAACGATGAAGAGTTAATAGCACAAAAGTCTATTGAAATTTTCTGCGGTTTAAATATGCGTGACGTATTAAAGATTAAATGGAGTGATGTTGTTGGATTAGCAAACCACTTTAACGAACTATTCCAGCAAAAGACGGATTTCAAAACCACGTTTAAAATAAAAGACATGGAGTTCGGTTTCATTCCTAATTTGGAAGATATGAGTTTTGGTGAATATGTAGACTTAGACCACAATATTGGCAAGGTTGAAACATTCCACAAAGCAATGGCAGTTCTTTATAGACCGATAACCAAAAAAACGAAACAAGGCACTTACGAAATAATGCCGTATTCAGGAACGGATGAATTTGCTGAGTTAATGAAATACACTCCTTTGGATATTGCTATGGCAGCATCGGTTTTTTTTTATCATTTAGGAAACGACTTAGTTCAAGCTTCGCTTACCTCTTTGGAAGTGGAGATGAAGAAGAACAAGGAACTCAACACGACTATTCAGAACGGACTCAATTCAATAAGCAGTGGGGATGGTATAATTCAATCTATGCACTCGCTAAAGGAGACGTTACAAAGTTTGATGAAGTTACCAAATTGGGAATACGGAAGTGCCTTACCTACCTTACTTACGAGCGACAGCGAACTGAAATTGAAAATAGAGAATTAAAAAGAAAATTTAAAAATGGGTAATTATTATAATTTACTGGATACGTTAAAAGGACACTTTGATAATGATGCGTTTATAAACACGGTAACGGAGGGTGACATATTCGCTGTTGACTTGTCTAAACAAACAATTTTTCCTTTAGCGCATATAATTGTAAATAGTAGCACGATTGAGAATAACATAATTCGTTTTAATGTATCTATTCTTTGCATGGATATTGTTGACATTTCAAAGAACGAAAACACGAATATATTTATCGGAGACAACAACGAACAAGACGTTTTAAATACAATGTTTGCAGTTCAAAATAGATTATACGAAAGTTTAAGACGTGGGGAATTATTCAGCGATAATTTCATGGTTGATGGTAACGCAACAGTTGAGCCATTCGCTGAACGCTTTGAAAACTATTTAGCAGGTTGGACAATGACACTTGATATTTTAGTTCCTAACTCAATGACAATTTGCTAATGAGTGAAACACTAAAAGCCTTACAGAAATTTAGAGATGAAGTTGTTAGCCAAGCGAAAGCCGAATTAAAGCGACAAAATAAAGACACGTCTGGTAAATTATCCAGCTCAATACAAGGTGAAGTAAAAGAGTTCCCAAATTCAATCGGCGTTTATTTTGACATGGAGGCTTATGGTAACTTCCAAGATAAAGGGGTTTCAGGTAAAGAAAAAAAATACAGCACTCCATACAGTTACAAATCTAAAATGCCACCGCCAAAAGCGTTTGACAAATGGATAGTGAAAAAAGGAATTGCACCAAGAAATACAGCAGGTAAATTTCAGTCAAGAAAAGGATTACAATTTGCAATAGCTAAAAGCATATTTAAATACGGAATCAAGCCATCTCTATTCTTTACTAAGCCATTTGAGAAAGCATTTAAGAGACTTCCCGACGTATTGATAGATAAATACGGATTAGATGCTGAAACGCTTTTAAATTCAATATTAAATCAAAATTTAAAAAATATAAAATGAGTATTTTCGCACGTTCACCTTATATAATCGAAATATCCGAAACAGGTCAAGAGGGTTCAAAGATAGAATTAAGATTATGGAACGGAACTGGCTCAGCACCAACCGATCCTCAATATATACTTAGCAAATTAATTCCAGCTTCAAACAACGTAAACACGTATTATAATATTTCACCTTACATCCGAGAGTACATAAGTTGGAATGTACGACAACAAATATATAATACTACGCCAGATTCCGAAACAACACAATGGTGCAACGCACAAGTAAAACGTTATAAATTAGATGCAGGAGTTTACACGCTTTTAAGTACTACAACTTATAAAGCATTTGATGGCTTTGGGTATTACGAACAAGGTTATAATCCTAATTTATATTCGGTTACTACAGTTTTACACGATCAGGGAACGTTTACTTATGCTTATGATAGTTCTATTAATCCAAGCTCAAATAATGCTTATAGAGGAGGTCATGCCACTGTATTAACCGATACGCTTTATCGAGCGAGATATACTAATTTAAGAACTGGAGCGGTAACCACTGTTAACATATCTTCATTGACTCCCACTTTAAAAGACGTTTACAGAGTTCACCCAAATAATTATGCTGATGGTAATAAATTGCAAATAGGCACTCTATCCGGAATTACATTTACATCATTATGGGAAGCAACATTCGAACCTAATTTAAATTGTAGATATACGCCTGTATTATGCGACTTTGTAAATCAATATGGAGCATGGCAAAGGACTTGGTTTTATGCAGCTTCAAATAACACGTTAAGCGTTGAAAACACGAAATACAATTTAATGCAGTCCACTTTTCCAAATTACAACACTTTAGAAGGGCAAACAAAGAGTTTCAACACCAACGGAAAAAACCTAATAAAGGTAAACACGGACTGGGTAGATGAAAGTTATAACAATTTACTTAAGCAACTTATGCTAAGCGAAAGGATATTAATCAATAGTTTACCAGCTACTTTAAAAACACAAAGCACTGAACTATTCAAGAACATAAACCAAAAGACAATCAACTATCAATTAGAGTTTGACTTTTCTTACAACACAATTAACAACGTAATATGAAACGGATAGTCGGTTTATTTATTGAGGGTGTTCAAGTAGAGTTATTCAACGATGAACAGATTAACGTAACTTCCAGCGTTCAGAATATTTCGGACATATCAAAGGTGTTTACCGACTTTTCGCAAAGTTTTACCGTTCCCGCTTCACCTCATAACAATGAGATATTTGAACACTTTTATCAGTCAGATATAAATCCTACAATAGACCAAAATTTAAGGCGTGATGCTTATATTGAAATTGACTTAACGTTTTTTAGGCGTGGAAAGATACAGCTCGAAAAGGCGAATGTAAAAAACGGTCAAGTAGAAAGTTACACTATTACTTTTTATGGCGACATACTTTCATTAAAAGACAAGTTTGGAGAGGATAAATTAAAAGACTTAGATTATAGCGATTTAGAATTTGCCTTTACGGGGACTAATATTTATAATAGAATAACTGACACGTTAACAGATTTTGATGTTCGCTATCCGTTAATAGCAAATAACAGATTATGGACTTATAATACTTCTGGCTCGGATATAACGCAAAACGCTCATGCTATCCAATACGATGAACTTTTCCCTGCTGTCAAAGTAAGTAAGATATTTGAAGCTATTGAAAATAAATACGGAATAACATTTCAAAGTTCATTTTTTAACGATGAAAGATTTAAGAAACTATTTTTATGGGGAAAAAATACGATAGAATATCAATGGGTAAGTCAGCAGTCTGATGTATTAATAGACCAAATATTAGCAACTGTAATTGCAGCCCCTAATATTCCAAATCCATCTTTACCTCAATATGTAGATATTTACCAAGACCAAATAAATATTTTGTACGCTGTTGGTGTACAATTTCACACAGTTTATTTTGAAGTATTAAATTTATCGGCTGCTGGGACTTTTTATATTGATGTTTTTCAAAACGGAAATTATACTCAAACAATAACTGGGGATGGAACTGGCGATTATGGAAATGTATCTTTTCAAAACACAATTGGTTTAAATACGGTTTTAACATTTAAGTTAAGAGCAACAGCACCAATGAGTGTTGACATGAATATTATTTATCAAATCCAAGCAATTCAAGGATTAAATAATCTATCTCAAATTAGTACAGTTCAAACAACATTATCGGGCAACGTAAATTTAAACAACGTAATGCCTGATATGAAAGTCGCTGATTTCTTTTCGGGAGTGCTAAAAGAGTTTAATATGACTTGTGTTGCTGTTGAGCAAGATGTTTATCAAGTGTTGCCTTTGGATTTATGGTACAGTCAAGGGGCTATTGTTGACATAACCAAAAACACGGACTTAGATTCCATTGATGTTAGTAGAGTTCCGTTATTCAAAAAGATAAATTTCAAATATCAAGAAAGTGAATCGTTTGTAAACAAGAATTATTTTAAAACTTATAATCAGCAATACGGAAATTTAGAATATCAATTTGACTACGATGGTGGAGAATACGTTATAGAAAGCCTATTTGAAAATTTATTATTTACAAGAACCGTAGACAATACAAGTCCAGTTCCTCATTACGCAATTTTAGGCTATGCTTTAAACGAAAACTATCAAGCGTATACCCCAAAGCCTTGTTTGCTTTATATGTATGGAGAAAGCGATTCTTTATTCCATGATATTAAATTTTATACAGGAAGCACTAATTTAAATATTGACACTTATGCTTTATTTGGTCAAGATTTAACCTACCAAAACACGAAATATAGTTTAAACTTTGGAGCAGATAACAGCATAATACACAATGAAACAATAAGCAACGGATTATATGCTACTTATTACTTTCCGTATTTATCTAATTTATTCGATTTAAAGCAACGTTTAGTAACGGTTAAGACTGTTTTACCAATTAGCCTATTAACATCGCTTAGATTAAACGATAGACTAATAATTCGTGATAAGAGATACATTATAAACGAAATGAAAAGTAACCTTACAACTGGTGAGGTGAATTTTAGTTTGTATTTAGACTTCCGACCATTGATAGCTCAAGAGCCTATTAACCCAGATTCAAGTGCGCAATGTTTAGATATTAATATTCCTTTTATAAATGGAAGTGCATACGCTACAATTACAAGTTCTTTTTCGGGTGTTACGATTACTCCGAGTACAATTTACCAAAATCAGTTGGTTGAGGTGTGTATTCCTGCAAATCCAAACACAACTTCAAAGATATTAGCCGAAAACACGAATCCAATAATTACAGAAACTGGATTAAATCTAATTACAGAGGAAAGTTCAGTTCAAGTAATTACAGTAGTAGTATCATATTTTAATACAGCAGGAACTTTATTAACGCAAGACATAATTATAGTACAAGAATGATAGCACAAATATTAGAACTTTTAAAAACGGATGACTTTTTTAACGTGAGTGAAATAGTGGATATTGCCAAAGGAAAACACGAATACACTTCCAATTTAAAAAAGATTTATAAACAAGTGAAAAGAAAACACGATGGCAGAAAAAAGAACAATTGAGTTAGAAATACAAGACAATAGTAAAAGCCTTAAACAACAATATAGGGAAGCTGTAAAAGAATTACAAAACGTTGCGGCAGCCTATGGAGAAACGTCTGCGGAGGCTGTTAAGGCAGCTCAAAAAGCGGCTGATTTAAAAGATCAAATTGGGTTTACAAATGATTTAGTAGGCGCCTTTAATCCTGATGCTAAATTTAACGCTTTAAGCAAATCTATTGGTGGTGTTTTAGATGGTTTTCAAGCTGTTCAAGGTGGTCTTGGGTTAATAGGTGTTCAGGGTGAAGCAGTAGAAGAAACAATGCTAAAAGTTCAATCTGCTATGGCTTTGTCTCAAGGCATTCAAGGTGTTTTTGAGGCGAAAGATTCATTTAAACAATTAGGAACTGTCATTAAAGACACTGCTATTAAACTTGGTATTTTAACAGTTGCAAAAGAAGCGGATACAGTTGCAACAGTTGCTAACACAGTTGCCCTTGAGGCACAAGCTGAGGCAACAGGGGACGCATCTACTGGTTTTAAAAACATGGGTAAATCTGCAAAAGTTTCTTTAAATGGAATTAAAGGAGCAATTGCAGCAACTGGTATAGGTTTATTAGTTATTGCGTTAGGAGCGGTTGTAGCTTATTGGGATGACATTAAGGAAGCGGTTAGTGGTGTAAGTGATGAACAAACTAAATTAAATGAAAAAACAACAGCTAATTTAGAAGCATCGGAAGCAAAAGTTTCGGCATTAGATAAACAAGACAACATATTAAAGCTACAAGGCAAAAGCGAAAAGGAAATTTTGCAACTTAAAATAACTGAGCTTGATGCTACAATTAAAATAGCTGAAACAAATTTAGAAAATCAAAAAGCTACAAAGAAAGCACAGGTTGAAGCGGCTAAAAGAAACAGAGATATTTTAGTAGGAATAATTGATTTTATAGCTAAGCCACTTGAGATGCTTTTAAAAGGAGTGGACAAGGTTGCTGAATATTTGGGTCAGGATAGCGGATTGGCAAAATGGTTTGAGGGAGCCAAAAAAAGCGCAGCAGAATTAATATTTGACCCCGAGGAAACAGCATCAGAAGGAGACAAGGCGATAAAAGCGGCGGAAGAAAAATTAACAGAATTAAAAAATCAACAAGCAGGTTTTCAACTTTCTATTAAAGAAATAAATAAAACAGAAGCTCAAAAAACAATAGACGCTAATAAAGAAAAAAACGATTTAATAAAAAGCGCAAACGCAGAAGCAGCACGTTTAGCAATTGAACAACAAAACGAACTTAATAAAAGATTAGAAGATATTGCAGAACAAAACTTTCAAAATAGTTTAACAGAACAAGAACGTGAAATTTTATTAGTTAATGACAAATATTTTGAACTTGAAACTTTAGCGGAAGGAAATAAAGACGCACTTGCAGAAATTGAATTGGCTAAAATGAATGAGCTAAACGATATTAATTTAAAATATCAAAACATAGCTTATGAAAATGACAAGGTAGCAAAAGAAAAAAAGGCTGCTTTAGATAAAGAAGCAACAGAAAAAGAAATTGCAGCAGCTAAGGCAGCAGCAGAACAAAAAGCAGCGTTACAACAACAAGGTTTAGACACGGCATTACAAGGCGTTCAATTAATAGCGAGTTTATTTGAAAAGCAAAAAGGAGTTCAAAAAGCAGCAGTAATTGCAGAAAGCGCAATAGGTATTGCAAAAATGATTATTTCAAATAAGTTAGCAAACGCTGGAGCTTTAGCAACTCCTCAAGCAATAGCAACAAGTGGGGCAGCAGCTGCGCCAGTTATAGCAATGAATAATATTTCAACAGGTATTGGAATCGCTGCTAACATTGCAGCAACTGCAAAAGCTTTAAAAACTTTGGGTGGGGGAAGCCCTCCTTCAGCTCAAAACCCAAGTGGTGGAGGCGGTGGTGCTGGTGGTGGTGCTATGGCACCTCAATTTCAAACTATAGGAACAAGTGGCGTAAATCAATTAGCAACATTACAGCAACAGCCAACAAAGGCGTATGTAGTGAGTGGTGAAGTTACAAGCGCACAGGCTTTGGATAGAAATAGAGTACAAAACGCAACATTATAAGTTAGATAGTTATGGCAAAGATGGAAATTATAGAACTGCTAATTGATGAGAATAAAATCGAAAGCGGTATCAATGCGGTTTCAGTTGTTGAAAGCCCAGCAATCGAAGAGAATTTTGTAGCCTTAAAAAAACACGAAGTAGAATTAAAAGAAGTTGACGGTGAAAAACGTATCTTAATGGGTGCGGCTTTAGTTCCTAACAAACAGATTTACCGTAAAAACGGAGACAAAGAGTTCTATATTTATTTCAGTGAGGACACGGTACGCAAAGCATCGGAGTTATTCTTAATGAGAGCCAACCAAAACAACGCCACGTTAGAACATGAAAAGAAAATGTTAGACGGTATGAGTGTTGTTGAGAGCTGGATTATTGAAGATGAGAAACAAGACAAGTCAGCAAAATACGGATTCAATTTACCAAAAGGAACTTGGATGATTTCCATGAAAGTAAACAACGATGAAATCTGGAACAAGGTAAAAGCTGGTGAAGTAAAAGGATTCAGCATTGAGGGTTACTTTGTAGACAAATATGAAATGAGTTTACAAGAAACCGAAGACGAAATAATAATTAAAAAAATTAAAGACTTAATAAATAAAAATGAAAAAAATGAATAACATTCTAAAAATGATTTCGCAAATGGAATCAAACGCTAACGAAATTAAATTAGCAAAACACGAAGTACAATTAAGTATAAAAGACGATGCAAGCAAATTAATTACTTCTTACTATGGCTTAACGGATAATGTAGATTCTAAATATACAGGAATACTTAAAGAAGTTCGAGGTTTAATTGATAAAATAGATGAAGCTATAAAAGTGTCAAATGAAATGCCGAATGTAATTACAAAATACGAACAATTAGCAAAAGAATTAGGAATAGACGTTAATAATATTCAAGAACTAAAAGACATGAAATTAGCGGTTAAAGACGTTGCACAATATAAAGGGTTAATCGCTAAATTGAAAACCATATAATGAGAACGGAAAGTAAGGTGAGTCCTCGTGGTGGCAAAAGGGGTTGTTTATGTAAAGACGGAAAATACTCAAAGGAATGTTGCGACGGTAGTTTACAAGCTCAAGGGATAGGTAAAACAGCGAGTGTAACGCCACAAAACGTAACGATTACAGAAATAGACGGAGTACGCACGATAGTACGTCAAAACGGGTAAAAAAGGAACAAGTATAAATTTAAAAGTTAATAAGTTATGAATACACTAAAAACAGTTTTTGGAAAACTATTCAAAGAAGAAACTAAGTTGGCTTCACACGAGATTGAATTGGCTTTGGGTGAAGATTTAAGAAAAGCAGAAAATGATTTAAAAACAGCTTTATTAAACGCTTCTAATATTGAAAGAAGTTTTGAAGAGGCTAAAAAAACTTTAAAAAGTGAAACTTTAAAATCACGTGGTTTAATGGATAAATTTAAAGCTAATGCAGTTGAATTAGGATTAGACCCAACTAAAAATGTTATTTACAAAACAATAGATGCTTATCTACAAGCTGATTTAATTAAAAACATTAAATAAACAAAAATGAAAAATAGCCTAATAAACCAAATCAAAACTTTACTCGGAATGGAAGTAAAACTTGAGCAAATGAAATTAATGGATGGAGTAACAGTTTTAGAAGCTGACTCATTCGAAGCAGGTAACGAAGTATTTATCGTAACGGAAGACGAACAAAAAATTCCTTTGCCAATAGGTGAATATGAGTTCGAAGATGGACGTATGTTGATCGTTGTTGAAGAGGGTGTTATTTCCGAAGTTAAAGAAAAAGAAGAAGAAGTTGAAGAGCCTGAAGCTGAGGTAGAAGTTGAAACCGAGAAAAAGGAAGAAATGGAAACTTCAAAACCAACTGCTAAGAAAACTATCGAATCAGTAGTTAAAGAAACTTTCTTTTCTGAAATAGAAAAACTAAAAGAAGAGAACGAAACTTTAAAAGCTGAACTAAGCAAATTAAAAGAGGTTAAAGAAACGGAAGTTGAGTTAGCTATCGAAGAAGAAGTTAAACCAATTTCTTTCAATCCTGAAAATGAGAACAAAGTTGAAGCTGTAAAATTTGCAACTAAAAGAAGTCGCACAATTATGGATTCAGTATTAAATAAACTAAATAAGTAATAATTTAAAAAACAAAAAAAAATGAGTACAACATTCACAAGCATTTCGAATGATTCTTTACGTCAAGTGGGCGTAGTTGAAACATTGACAGGTGCAACAACTTTAACTGCTGAAGATAGCGGTAAAGTATTTATTCTTAACGCTGCTGCTGGAGCGCAAATTACACTTCCTGCTGTTGCTGACGGAGCTGGTCAATCTTACAAGTTCGTAGTGGGTGCGTTATTCGCTACTACTGCTTGGACTATTAAAGCGGCTACAAGCAAAATTCAAGGTGGTGTTATCGTAAACAGCGTTAACGTACCGGGAGCAGACGAAAACACGATTACATTTTCAGCTTCAGCTGACACAATCGGTGACTTCGTAGAATTACATGGTGACGGTTCTAACTGGTATGTTTTCGGATTGGGAACTGCTGCTGGAGCAATTACATTAACAGTAGTATAAATAATTTAAAAAATTAAAATAAAATGAGTACAACACAATCAATTACAACTACTTACGCTGGCGAGTTCGCAGGTAAGTATATTGCAGCTGCTTTATTGTCAGCTCCAACTTTAGAAAAAGGCGGAATTACTATCATGCCTAACGTTAAATACAAACAAGTTATCAAAAGAGTAGCTACTGATGACATCATCAAAAATGCAACTTGTGACTTTGACCCAACTTCTACTGTAACTTTAACAGAGCGAGTTCTTCAACCTGAATCATTCCAAGTTAACCTACAACTATGTAAGGCTGACTTTAGAGCTGACTGGGATGCTATCCAAATGGGATATTCTGCATTCGATGTATTGCCTAAGTCTTTCGCTGATTTCTTAATTGCACACGCTGCTGAGAAAGTTGCTGCTGGAATGGAGACTTCAATTTGGAGAGGTGTTAACGCAACAGCTGGACAATTTGCTGGTATCATGACACAATTAACTACTGACGCTGCTTTACCAGCTGCACAAGAAATTGCTGGTACTACTGTTGATGCTACAAACGTTATTGCACAATTAGGTTCTATCGTTGACGCTTTACCTGCTGCATTGTACGGAAAAGAGGATTTAGTTCTTTATGTTTCTAACAACATTTATAGAGCTTATGTTCGTGCATTGGGTGGTTTTGCTGCTGCTGGAGTAGGTGCTAACGGTTACGATAACAAAGGAACTAATCAAGTATTGAATGACCTTTACTTTGATGGAGTTAAGATTTTCTTAGCTAACGGACTTGCTTCAAACACTGCTTTGCTTTCTCAAACTTCAAACTTGTATTTTGCAACTGGTTTGATGAATGACATGAACGAAGTTAAAGTTATCGACATGGGAGACATCGACGGATCTCAAAACGTACGTGTAGTTATGCGATTTACTGCAGACGCTAAATACGGTTTTGCTTCCGACTTAGTTACTTACGGTATCGTAAATTCAGCTAACTAATCAAACTAAACTATAAGCGAGGGTGGTGAAATATACGCCACCCTTTTTTGTTTAACATTAAAAAAATAATAAAATGAGCTGCGATATAGCAAACGGAAGATTAGAAGCGTGCAAGGATGCAATTTCAGGACTTCTAAATATTTACTTTATTAACTATGGTGATTTGAATACATTATCTTCAAGCATTGTTTTTGATGGTGATGACCAAATTACTACTTGGTACACTGCAACACAAATTAACCT